TCTGCTGAATCTGCATCCTTTTGAAGTCATGAGCCGCTTGGCGACCCGCTACTACATCAGGGTGACTATCAACTGTCTTACGAATTGCCTCTTTTGGATTCTCAAAGAAATCTACTTCAGGCTCACTTTGCTCAATAGGTTGTTTGTTAGAACTAAGGTTCTGCTTTATGAGTTCATCTGCCAGTTTACGGACTTCACCTACCTCTTGCGCTTGCTTGCCAATTAACTTTTCAGCCTCTTGGTGCATTTTGATGACTTCATCTAAACTCTTTTGCCTGTATTTCTCAGGTAGTTCAGCGATAGTCGGTGCTTCGGGTAGTTGATTTTGTTCCTCAACTATGTCTAACTCACTTAGCGACTCGTCTTCTTTATCAATCAACATATTCTTCCTTTTTCCTGCCGTTATCGGTTCTAGGACATTAAACTCGGCATTTCTGCTTACGAGTTCTCTTTTTGCTCTTGCTTTAATTTGTCTGTGTGCTTCTTCTCAAATTTCATCCATGAAGATGGAAAATGACCAGACCACCCTTCCAAATTAACGCTTGGAGCGCTTACTATGCGGTTGGCTGTCTCACCGCAACTTGAACACCGAACTTCATCTGTCTCATAATCAGTTAGTTTCTCGGTGTTATGTCCGCTTACGCAGACAAATTCATAAATTCTTTTCATTCAATTCCTCGTACGCTTGTGTGCTGACCTGTTTAAGGGTTTTTAGCCACGTTAGGATAGAAAGTTCGCCTTTTTTGAATTGTAGGCTCTTTTCATCAGGGATTGTACTGATATTGTTCAACGAATTTATCATTGTGTCAATATCCTCTATTAAATCTTTCCATCCGTCTGTTCCCATCATGTCAAATCGGGATTCATAGTACTTTTGTAAATCTGGGGTCACGGGTTTCCTTTTCTTGGCAAGATATGCCAATATCATCTCTGTTTGTAGTTTATCAATTGCCTTAGACATCTTCCCTTAGAAAAACACCAAGAAGTTACCTGTTGCCGTTGAAGGAGGTGCAGTAAATATCCACCCTGAGTTATTACCCCCATCTGTGGAGTTTGCCCCTGCGTACCAACTAGCCCCACCAGTAGCCGTAGACCTACTGATAGACAGAAAGTCTGAACTTACAGTACCGCTTGCCTTAGTTAGCGTATGGCTTGCGGCAGTATCAGAACCGATGGTTAAAAGTCTTGTAGATTCTCCACTAGCGTTCCAATCGGTAAACGTACTTGTAGTGCCAGCAGTAAACAAAATAGACGTTGCACTTGTGCTTTTACGAGTATTAGTTATGTTGCTAAATGTGTTTGAGCCTGTAATGGTCAAAGCACCAGCACCGCCTTGGTTAAGTGTGCAGTTAAATGTAGACCCACCGCCAACAAAAGTCTTGGCAGTTGCGGCAGTCATGGAGATCGTGCCTACTCCTGTCCCTGCGGTTGTGGTAAACCCTGTGGGAACAGCGTTGTTAAATGATGTGGTGTTTGGGTCAGGACAAATTAAAGTGCCGCCATTAAAAGTTAAGTTCTTTGTTCCCGTAGCAGTTGTAAACCTTGTACCAACAGTTAATGTTTTTCCATTTAAGTCTAATGTGCCGTTGGTTAACGTAGCAGTTCTTATTGAACCTATTGTCAACGCACTTCCTAATGACCAAGCACCACCAACACCATTAAAATTAACATTTCCAGCAAGCGCAACGCCATTAGTAGTTACAGTTTTACCTGTTGTCGTAGCGTTAAAAGTAGTATTGCCTGTATATGTGGCATTAAAGTTTGTGGCTTGAAATGTAAGACTGCCTGATACAACTAATCCAAGATTTGTTCCTGCTAGCGTCATCGTTCCATCAAGACCTGACGCAGTAAAGTCATTGCAAAATCTTGACGAATTTATTATAGTGACTGTAAATACTGATGTACCACTATTAGAGTTAGCGTCAAAAAATACAGAGTCTGACGCAGCTGGAATAGATGCCCCAACAGTAGCCGCACTCATTTCTTGAGAAGCGTAAGTACCGCCAATAGTTACAACCCATGTGTTTAACGCACCGCTAACGATTGTTCCAAGTGAGGTGTGGTTGTTTGACCATACAGTCATTCCCACTACAAGTGCTGGTGAGCCAGTTGTTGTTAAAGCAGTACCCGTACAACTAGCAGTAAAAGATAAACCAGTAGCAGTAGACCAGTTGGCTGTGCTTATAGAGTTCCAAACGCCTGTGCCACCTACCCAATAGCGATTAGCCATTACGCTTCCTCAGATGGAGTTTCTTCAGTAGGAGGTGCAGTTATTATGGCAACCCAGTTATCAAACCTCTGCTGTTGCATGGCATTGATCTCATCTTGAGTTAGTCCGTGGTCATCTGGCAAATGCAAAGCATCTGCAAAAGTTCCGTACTGTGAATGAAAAGAGAAGTCTATTTTTACCATATTAAGCCTGTGTGGTTACTGCAATTACATCCCAACGAGTGTTGTTGGCGTTATAAATACAACCTACATAAGTTGTTTTACTGATAGTTGTTGCTGTTGGCAAAGTTACGCCAATAACTGTGTATGTGCCATTCCAAGTCAACGCTCTGCTTGTGCCGTTGTCTAGCAATCTAAATATCAGTTTATCCCCGTCAAGAGGCGTTCCTATTGGGGCATTGATAGTGAGTCCTGCCGCCAACGCTGTGAAAGCATAGACATCACTAGCCGATATATCAGGGGTTAAAGAGGATGCAGATGCGGCTGATGTAACTCTTGGGTCAATACGCTTATTAGTTAGTGTCTCAGTACCTGAGTAAGTAGTAATAGACGCACCAGCCAATGTTGTTGCGCCAGTACCGCCATTTGCTATTGGTAGGGCAGTACCAGACAATGTGATTGCCAATGTTCCACTTGTCGTAATTGGTGAGCCAGCAACAGATAAAAACGCTGGAACAGTTGCCGCAACGCTTGTGACTGTGCCAGAACCACCACCACCTGCTACTGTGACTGTTACATTGTCGCCTGATGTCGTTGCCGTAACACCTGAACCAACAAAATTTAAACTTTTAACACCACTTGTGATGCTTGTGCCTTCTTCTAAAACAGCAACCGCCCCATTGGTGGACATGGTGCTAATAACTTTGATCTTATCTGCTAAGTCAGGCGCAACAACTTCACCAACATTTAACTCTTGACCAGTAGATAGGGTAATGATTAAAGAGCCATCAAAGTCAATCTTGGCATCCGTTACTGAAACACCATCTTGACCATCTTGCCCGTCTTTACCATTTAGCCCATCTCTGCCATCTTTGCCATCACGACCATCTTTTCCTTGCTTACCATCTGCGCCTTTGTCTCCTTTGTCGCCCTTTTCAGGAACAATAGACTTGGCAATTTCTAGTTGTGCGCTGACCTTGTTCTCCATTACCTTAATGGCTTCAACAATCAACTCAACATTGTCATTTATGGCTTCTTCTTCTTGCTGGCGCATAGCCACAAGAGTCTCTTCCATCTTAGTGATGGCTTCTAACTTGTCATCAAAAGATGAATCAGTCGATTCAATGCTTTCAATCAGTTCTTTGATGTTAGCCATTTTGCTTTAGACCATCTGTGAGTTTGGTAAGGAAGTCTTGCTTGACTTTTGACTGAGCATTTAACTTATCAGCCATCTGTAACTCAACAATCTTGCTCTTATTCTTAATATCAGCCTCTTTGAGCATCAGATCAGCAATCTTGACTCGCTTATCGAACTCTCGTTGGTTGGCATCGGCCTCATTTGGCAGATTCTTAGTCAAAGATGCGCTCATCTTGGCTTGAACTTCTTGTGGCATCAACTGAGCCTCAACAGTCAACTTGGTAGCCTCTGCCCTATTCTGTTCTGCCTGAGTAGTCTGAACTGCAATCTGTGCTTGTGCCGCTTGCAATGCCAATTGTTGCTGAACTTGTTGCATTTCTTGTGCTTGCGGGTCAGGTTGACCCATCTTCTCCAGCATAGCAATCAATTCCATCCTATTAGACAGACTTGAATTAGCCAAAATGCCTTTCAAGATGACAGGCAAGACGGGGGTGTTCGGCCCCAGAGTCTGCAAAAGCCCAATAAACTGCTGTTGCTCGTACTCACGGGCAATAATTCCAAGCGTAGCCGTAGGAACAAAGTTCATGTCCACAGAAGGATAGCGTTCTGGGTCAAACTGCATGAAACGGAAAGCCGCCTTCTTGATGAACGGGATTAGGAAATCCTCTTGGAAGTTCACCAAAGTGCGTTTGTACTTCTTGATGATAGAAGCGACAGCCATAGACATACCGCCTTGACCACCATCACGGGCTACATTGCTAATCATGCCCTGAGAATCAAGAGTTCCCGTTGCTTGTAACAACATACGCTCAAAGTCTCGTGCCGTAGCCAAGTTGTTAGGGTCAGTTTGACCGAACTTGAAGGGGTAGAGAATCTCAGAAGGTGCGCCATTGGTAAGGATTGCCTTGCCAGGCTTTACTTCAAACTTCATTCCTCTTGGTAAACGGGTAGCATCCATAGCAATCATGGGGCTAGTGGTTAGCGCAAGGGAATCTAGGTGGCTACGAGTCTGTGCGTCAATAGCCTTTTGCATATTGAACGCTTTTTCTACTGTTCCTCTGCCCAATAAACGATTAGGAACTGTGTCATCTTGATAGGTCAAGACGGGACGATCCTTCATCATGTAGGGATTGGCTTCAGCCTTTAGGAGTTGTCCATCATTGGCGATCACAACAATGGCTTCTACCATGTCTGTGTAGTCATCTGCCGCAGAATTCTCTGGAAATAACTCTACTATCTCTTTGTTTTCTTCTAGATTCTCTAGGTATTCCCGTGGAACTAAGCCGTAGTAGGTCAACAACAAGACTTTCTCATCTTGGTATTGGCTAACTTCTTGGGTAGGCTCTAGGTCTGTGTCTTCACCAGTGGTGGTAATGTCTACTTTGCGGTAGATACCCTTCTCTATGCCTTGCACAATCTTGTGAATCGAGACGTATTTCTCGATAGCCACGCCCATACAGTCATTTACGCTAGTTCCGTTCGGGTCGAACAAGAAGTTCTTTGGGTTTACAGGAGAAATCTTGACAGCAATTCTCTCTCTCTCCAACACTCCAATAGCCGCTTGTCCGACTTGGCCTGGGATCATCTGAGTGGAGGGAACATACTCCGTCTCAGTCATCACCACAACTTCGCCTATGCCTGTACCATAGATTTCAGCCATCAACTCAATTTGGTCAATTGCTTTGCGGATTTTGTCTTTCTTGAAGTCTTCCATCAGTTGAGCCTTGATCATCTCAACATCTATGGGGTTGCCGCCTACATCTTGGAGGTTGTCTTCAATATCAAAGAAGTCGCCTTGACCAAAGATTGCTTCCATGATCTCAGCATGGCGAGTTTCTACGGCTTGTTGGGTAGCAGGGGTAACGATTCGTGAACGCTCAGACTCACGGGTTTTGTCTTCAGAAGCCCATTGACCACGGAAGATGCGCTCGTACTCTAGCCAATCAGGGAGGAAGTTAACATCTCGGTAGTCACGCCACCGATTGCAGTGGTCTACAACAAATCCAACAAGTTCTTTGTCGGACTCAGTTGGTTCGTCAAACTCATTTTGTTCCATACCGACTTGTTTATCTGTTGCCATAACGCCCTCAATTCTTTAATTTAGAGTTTTTTCCACTCGTCAAATGACAACTTCAAAGCATTAGGATCGCCTGCATCACGCTCATGCTCATATTGAGCACGACTATTTATGGGATTCATTCGCTGAAGAATAGTCTCATTGTCTATTTCTTTCATATTAGCCATAGCATTTGCGGCAGATGCCTCATCTTTATTGCCTCTTGATTTTGCAATAGCGGCTCTATTTTTATTGAATTCAATAGATTGATTGTTTGCAATCATTCGACCCTCATAA